GGGTCTATATTGCCGTTTTCGTCAGCATCGCCCTCATCAAAGCTGCGCTCGCCAGATATGGTTCCCATCTTGAACTGTGTGAACATCTTGCCCTTCGCGTCAAGCAATTGATACTTGTATAAGTCAAGACTTCCCTCAGTAGCATAGTAGTGTACACGAACCTTATTATTGAGGAAATCGTGAGCCACAACATTGCCCTGTCTGCTACCTCGGCCAATGCACTGCTCCAAGTCGGCAGGTTGCCAAGGCACAGTGAGCATGTGCAGGTCTGTAATGCGTGTCTGTACGTTCACGCCAGTACCCATATTCTGCGTACCGCCAATGAGGATACGCACCTTGCCGTCACGCACCTTTTGGAACAAAGCCTCCTTATCGGTATCTTTCTTTACCTGCTGTATGTAGGCTATCTCCTCACGCGGTATGCCGTAGTCCTTGGTCAGTCGGTCTATGATGTCGTGGTAGGCATCGTATTCATTTTTATCCTTGCTTGGCACACCGAGTTCACAGAATACAAGCTGCACGCCTTTTTGCTCCTTCATTTCGTCATACGACTTCTTGATGTTGTCACAGCAATAGGAAATCTTACCGACACTATCATCCATTTCCGGGAACACAAGACGCGGACTGACTGCCGCTTTTGCCGATATGCCAGATGCCACAAGTCCCCATGGGAATTTTTTCGGGTCTTCCGGGTGAATACCGAAATAGCTACCGTCCTTGGTCTGAAGCATATTCACAACCTCGCGGTTTATCTCAGCCACTGCATCTGACTGCGGAACAATCACAGTCTTTCCGTCCACCTTTGGCTTGGGAAGTTGCAGGTTGTAGTCGTTGCGCACATCAGCAATCTCCGCATAGAGCTGCGACAATTCGGGCACGTTGTCGAAATAGCGGAAACGGTCTTTCATCTTGAACTCATTGGAAACGCCAGCCTCCAATTCTGACGTGTGTACGGCAAATGTGCTTGCCCATGCGTCAAAAGTCGGCATACCCAACTGCTCCAGTTTGTGCGGACGCAGATAGTTGAGCAGGTTGTATATCTCGACAAGCGAGTTTGTGATGGTCGTTCCCGAAAGGAACACCGTACCCTTGTCGCCTTGGTGCATCTTCTGCAAATGGCGGATGCCTGTCAGCAGGGCCACTGCCTTGTCTGAACCTGACGCTTCTCCAAGTCCTGCCACGTTCTGGTAGCTGGTGACATAAGGCAAAGACTTGAACCTGTGGCATTCGTCCACAAACAGATAGTCTATACCCATGTTCTCAAAGCAGAACTCGCGGTCGGTGCTGCGGTCAAGTCGTTTCTCCAACTTGGCGTGCAGGTTCTGTCTGCGCTTTTCAAGCGATTTTATCTGTCGCTTGGTGAGCTGGCTCTTGTCTCCTGTGCCATAAAGGTATTCAATCATGGCATCGAGCTGTGCCAGCTGCTCATTCACTACATCGCCTTCTGCCTCCTCGGAGTGCGGTATCTTGCAATACTGCTCATGACTCACGATGATACAGTCATAATCATTGAGCGAGATATTGGCGAAGAATTTCTTGCGGTTCTCGGTACTGAAGTCCTTTTCTGATGGTGCAAGCACACGTGCGGTAGGATATGCCTCCTTGAACTCGCGTGCTATCTGTGGCACTGTTGACTTCAATGCCACAATCATAGGCTTCTTGGCTATGCCCATTCTGCGCATTTCCATAATGGCCGACTGCATGACAAGGGTCTTTCCTGCACCAACTATATGATCAACAATACCGCCTCGGTTGTTGATGAGCATCCATACGGCATCTTTCTGATGCGGACGGAGTTCCTTGCCCATCAATCCGGGCACGTTGAGGTGTGAACCATCCCACTTGCGGAGCACGATGCGGTTGAAGCGGTCATTATAGGCTCTCTCCATCGTCTGTACTCGGGCATCATCACCGGGCAACCATTGCTCAAAATGCTCTCTGAGGTCTGCCACCTTGCTGTTGGCAAGTTCGGTAGCCTCTTGGTCAATCCATGTGTTGCCGTCCTTGTCCTTACGCACAATACGGAAGTCCTTGTCTTCAAGGGCTGCTTGGAATATCTCCTTGACACTCTTGTCGGCAGTCTTCCAATCATCTGCCTGTCCTCCGAGTTCCTTTGCTTCGATATTGATTTCAAAGGTGTCTGTTTCCGGGACATACACTACGCCACTCTTGATGATTTCCCTACGCTCACCATCAACCCACTCATAGTTGCGTGAAGACGATGCGTGCAATCCAAGGGTCTCTTTCACAAAATCGTTGAGTACTTCTTGCGGTATCCATCGCGCACCAAGGTGTATTGTGATGTCGTCGAATGGTATAGTGGCTGGCTGCACCTGTTCCAACTCCTTGACATTGCGTTCAAATGTCGGGTCTGTTGCAGCTGCGGTCTTTGCCTCCTCCAATTTGGCTACTACATCGCCACTGAGATATTCATCGCGTGTTACATAACGGTCTGTGGCATTCGGCTCCTTGAATACAAGGTCGCCACACTGCTCAAACCAGTCTGCGCCCAACGTCTTTTCGATATACTCGCCACGGATTTCACCATATTCTGCTAACGAGGTGGTTATGGCTTCCTGCGGTGTCTTGGCATCTTCAAGTTTGAGGGCTGGCTTGATGGTGTTCTTGGTGAAGATGTCGGACAGTCCTTGGAACTTGCCGCCTTTCCATACTTCAAGTGCTTGCAGTGTATAGCCGTCAATATCGCTCAGGACAACAGCGTTGTCAGTGTCCTGCAACTTGCCATACTTGCTGACAAACTCATCGTATGCTCGTTTGAGCTTGGCACGTAGCATGTTGAGCTTCGTGTCCGAAAGTCCGTCAATCTGCCCTGCAATGAGTTCTTTCATGGCTGTACGCACCTCGCCCATGGCAATGATGCGCTTCTTCTGCTTTGCCAGCTGTGGCTGCTCCTCAAACACCCTTGTCACCTCGCCATACTCATTCTTGGTAGCGGTCAGCACACCGACCTTGCCGTCTTGAATGACAAGGTTGCCAGTACTTACCCAGTTACCATCACCCTTGTACTCCTCACGAACAGCTTGTTTAACCTCGCGTGACGTGCGTGTGGTGTCAAAGAGCATTCCCTTGCGGTCACCAACAATACGCTTCACTGCTTTCTCAACTTCCTTGGCTATCTGATCGGTGGTCAGTTCGCTATGTAAGCCGAAACTCTTGTCGTTGTATTGATTACCTGCCACTACGTCGCCAATCATATTCTTGCGGTTGCTCGCATAGTAGGCATTGTGCGACACCTTTTGCTTCTCACCATTGCGCTTGTTGGGTGCAGTGGTCTCAGCGGAAGACAGAAATGCTTGCTCACGTGCCGCATAGTCAGGGTTCTCGCGTGTCTTCTGAGCGTCCTCTTCATCCTTCCACTTGCGGATATAGATGATGTCGGCCATTGCGCCTGTGCCTTGGAATGTGTTGTCGGGCAGTCTGACAGCTCCGAGGAACTCGCCCTGCTCGGCTATGTATCTACGGATATGCTGGTTGCTCTGCGTGTCCATCACGGCAGGACTTGTCATCATGGCAACAATTCCGCCGGGGCGTGTAAGTTCGAGCATCTTCACAGCATAGTAGTTGTGAATTCTCTTCTGTGCCGACCGCTTAACAGGACTGTTGTCGTTCTTCCATGTCGGGTCGTTTACTTCGATGTCACCAAATGGCACGTTACTTGTCACCACATCTTGCGAGTTCGGTGTGAGTTCCGACTTCTCAAAGCCACAAATGCGCACGTCTGCATCTGGATAAAGGGCGCGTGAAATCTGTCCCGAAAGCCAGTCAAGCTCAACGCCAGTTATCATTGTGCGCTCTTGAATGTCTTTGGGAAGTGTTCCCTCAAAGATGCCGTTGCCCATTGAAGGATCGAGGAAAGTGCCGCCTTTGAAACCTGCAAGCGAAAGGAAAGAGTTCATCGCACTTGCAATCTTGGTCGGGGTATAGTATGACGATAGGGCAGCTCGCTTGATACCTGCAAACACGCCTTTCTTGCCGTCTGGGTCAAGCGTGTCGATTGCATTTGCAAGTCTGCGGTATGGCGAATTGCCGTAGGTGTCCCTACGCATTTGGTCAACAGAATAGAACTTGCTCAACTGGTCTATCTGTCCCCAACCACGGAAACGAGAAAGTATCTGCTTTTCTTCATCAGTGGCCTTACGTCCCTCTTTGAAGAGTTTGGCTATTACTTCAATGGCTGACACGTTGCCCTCCAAACGCTGTGCAGGCGTGTAGTTGTCGGCTTCATTGCCGTCTGTGCCATAATGGAAGTTATTTGTAAACTTGCGCACAGGTGTACGCTGCTTCTTTACGGCAGAAGGTCTACTTCCTTCGCCAGTGGAGCTGGCAGGTTCTCCCGAAGAAAGTTCTTTTCCTCCTCCGTCAATCTCTCCTGTCTGAACAGTGCGCGGTCCAGCAACTCGTCCACGCTCATCTGTGGCTCCGTTGGAAACTGTTCCATCAGCTGTGCTCTCATCACGTCCCCGATTTCCGACTGGTGGTTGTATTCCCCCGACCTCATCAGTTCCATGTACTGCTCCGTCAGCTGCTTCTCGTCCGTTTTCACGGCTTGCATCAGTTGACCGCTCTCCGTCAGTTCCTGCAACTGCTGAGGTGCGTTCTGCTCCATCAGTTCCAGTTTCATCAATGCCCACGGTGTCCGGGCGTTCTGCTCCAGCCACTGTTTGGCTTGGGCTACTGCTATTGCTGTCTGCTGTTTCATTATTATTTGGTTCATCAAACAGCCCGGCAAACAAATCACCTACAGGCTGCTCTGGTTTAACTTTCTTAGTTGCATTTTTCTTGGATGCAGGCTTTGGCTTGTCTGCTGGTTCCTCTGATGATGTTGGCTGAACGCCGCCATCGTTGGCACGTCTCGCCACCTCTGCCTTGATATGGGTGCCCATATCCTTGTCGTCGCCATACTCCTTGTCGAGTTCCGACAATTTCTTGTCTGAAATCTTAGGAAGCAATGTGTTGAGGCTCTCGATCTTCGACTTCATTGAATGGTCAGTCATGCCCGGATTGAGAATGTCAACAACATGAAGCTGTATGGCAGTGTCTTCTGGCAATGCCGCAACGGCATCCTCGTTAATACCATCCTCGTAGAAGTCGCCAACGGCTTCATGCTTCGGCTCGGCTGACTCGCTTGGCTTATGGCGCAACTGGTCCGGGTGAGCATTAACCCACATGACAGGAGCAAGGCCGGTGTCAATGCGGATGCCGCCCTCATCGTTCGGCTGCACTACAACTGCATCAGTCCATGTGCGGCCACCATCGGTTGAATACTGCACCTTGTCACCTGCTGCATACTCTCCTTCATTGGTCACGCCACTACCTATAAGATATTTGTAGGCTTCACGCTGCACCTGCTTCAGAAGGTCAGAATACGTAACATTGCTGTCAACGAAGACATTTCTACCGTAGCGGTCATTGCCGGTGCCTTCAGGATGGTCAACCCGGAACATGATGTGAGTAACTTCAAGGTCGCTGCCTCCAAAGCCATCTACACCCTTGGCTGCTCTTGGATCAACGCCTATTGTCAGATACAGCTCGCGTCCTTCTTCTAATGGCAGGTGTATAGACACATCACCTCCAATAGGGGAAATGTTGGAAACTGCAAGTGGCTTTTTCTTACGATTGCCTTTCTTATCCGTCTGCTTTGAGTGAGAAGCCTCATAGTGGCTAAGGTTCAAATCAAAAATCAACTGGCTTGCAAGGTTGGCTGCATCCTTGACGGCCTTCTTCTCGGCATTACGCATGTAGCCGTATGCCTCGTTGTAGTCCTTCTCCACCTCGTCAGCCTCATAGTAGCCAAGCAGGGCAAGCTGCTCATTTACCTTGTCGAGGGTTTCATCTACTCGCTCTGCTGCTCCGGTGAGGGCTTGCTCGTCGCTTGAAGTTTCTGCGAGAGCCGTTGCTTCGCTTGCAACAGACTTTGCTTCTGCTGCAACAGCATCTGTATTTGCTGCTGTCTGCTTTTCGGTTTCTTTTCGTTGCTCATTTCTTGTTGCCTTTAATTCATTGTTTGCTTTTTCTGCGGCCACTTGTGCCTTGCCTTCCTCAACTATCATGTTGGCTTGTGCCATTACGTCCTTGGTAGGCTTGTCGAAATTCTCCACGTCAAAGGCTTTCACCTCTTCGTATGGAGTGAGGGCATATTTGTCATAGCCGGGAACATACTCCAGTCCTCCATAGAAAGCCTTTAACCAAGGGCGTACCTTGTCGCCCAATGCCTTAACCATCATGGAGGCATAGTCGCCAAACGACTCATTGCCACGCTCAACCATGGCCATGGCCAGACGCTGACCGACTGACATGAGCTTCTGACGCTGCTCTGCAGTCAGTTCGTCCGGATCACGGAACTTAAACCCGGCATCGCCCTCGTCGTCACCAATACCGAGAATATCACGAATGTCATTCATCAATCCGTTCATTTCATCGTCACTGACCTCATACTTAGGCTTCTCCGTCTCTATTGGTTCTTCTGTTGGCACGCTCTCTACGCGGTTTGCAGGTTTCTTGCTTGCGGTCTTTGTCGTTGGCTTCTTCGGCTCCACGGCATCGCGAAGTTCCTGCGCTGTCATTGGCTGGTTGTCTGCTACGGCTTGCTCATTACCAACCATTTCAGCGGCCTTGAGTGCGTCCTCTTCGCTACGGAACATCCAACCACCACTCTCACGGTCTTTCCAACCGCGTGCAGGGGCAAAGCGTCCCTCGCCTGTACGCTCTTTGGCAAACTCCTTGACGGCACGCTCTTGGTCGGCTGTCAAGTCATGGCCAAAGGTAAGGAGAGAAACATCGCTCGTCTTGCCCTTCTTATTGGTGTAGGTTGAAGGAGTGATGGAATAGCCGGCTTCTTCTGGTGTATTGATTTCCACAACGTCCTTCTTCACCGACGAGTACTCGCCAAAAGGCTTAGTCTTACGCTTGCTCGACTCTATCCACTTCTCGAAGTCTTCGAGGTTCACGCCGGTAATGTCAATTCTGCGGCCATTCTCCCAGCCCTGCTCGTAATTGGCAAGGTAGTCGCCCTTAGCCTCGTCTTGATCATTGAAGCCAAGCATAACCTTGTGCTCGTCAAAGCTGCCGTCGGGGTTGTACTGGTCAACAACGAACACCTTGCGTCCGTTCCAACCGTCAATATCATTGGAGAGGAACACGTCAATGTGGTCTCCGTCAACACCCACTGCGCCACGAATGTAGCCGTAAGTGTTGTTCATCTTGCTTTCCCACTGCTTGCCGTCAGCATCAGTGCCCTTACGCACGCTGCCCTGCGGCTGCTCAATGGTGATGTCGAACGTGCCGACCTGAACATGGCCTTTCTTGTAGTTGCCGGCCTCTTTCTGTGCCTCTGTGGGTTCGGTGTTCACATCGGCTGATGCGGTCTTTATCTTGGCTGACAACGGCTGTTCCGCTCCGTCAAGGTGTCTGACCACTTCTTGCAGGTCGCCAAACTGCTTGCCGTCCACCTCGTAGTAAGTGCCGGGATAGTTCTTGCTCTCGTCTGGAGCGTCCACCTTGATTACTTCCTTACCGTCAATGAGGAGTTTCTGCTTGTAGATGTCGCCATTTGCGCTTGGCTCTGTCCACTCTTCATCTGTTTCGGTGATGCGGTTGCGCAATGCCTCTTCCTCTTCCTCGGCAATGGTGTCGGTATTGGGTTCTTCTGTTTGTGGAGTCTCCTCCTGCTTGGCAGGTTCGGTCTCTGCTACTGCTGGCTGTTGAGGCTCTGCACTGCGTTGTACAGCATCCTCAGTTTGTTCAGTTGCCTTGTTTCCTCCACGCTGTCCTGCCTCGGTTTCTGCGATGCGCTTGCGTTCTGCAATGGCTGCATCGACGAGGGCTTGTTGTTCTCTTGGTGTTGCATTTCTGAAATGTTCGTTAATGGTGTTGAGTATTTCTTCTTTTGAGGTTACATCGCCTGTGAACATATCCAACTGACCACCTGCTGGGGCAGTGGCTTGGGCGTTGTAAGCTGACAATACTTTGCGTAGGTCGCTCGGCTTACCGCTGTTCAAAATGTCTGCGAGTAACAATGTCGTTCCGTCCGTCACTCGGCTGTCTCCGTATTCATCATCAAACAGACCTTGCTCCCTGCCGAATGGCGACACAGGCATTCCGTCCTTGAAAATGTCGGGGTGTGCGCTCTTGGCTCTTGCCACAAGGTCAACGGCTGCGCCCAACTCATTGCTTAGGTCGTAGCCACTCTTGGCAAGTGTTCGGTTGTGGGCTATCTCGTTCAAACCCATAATGACCGACTGGCGCAATGTGGGCGTGCTGATGATGTGGCGCACGGCATCGGGCGAAGTCTGAAAGACCTTGCCTATAAGCGTGTTCTCGATAAGTTCCTTTCCTGCTGCCGACAACGAATTGCCTGTGCGCATTTCGGGCAGCTGCATTTCGTTGATAACTCCTGCACCGAGCAACTGACTGATAGCCGAAGATACTGCCTTGTCGTCTGCGTAGTAGTCCGAGAGGCGGTCAAAGCGGCTGATGTCATTGGTGATGCTCGTGAAAACATTGTCGGGGACAATCTTGCCGAGTTTCACCGCGTGCTCTGGCTTGCTCTGTTTCTTCTGCTGTTCAGCGTTGAAACGTGCGAACGTGGTTGCATCGTAGGGCAGTTGCTCATCCGGGACGAACACCACACGCGGATGTTTCATGCCGTCTATCTGTTCGGGAGTGAAACCGTACATCTGTCCGAACTCGCGCAGGTGGTCGATATACGCCTTGTCTGTTCCCTGCTGGGCTGCAATGTCGCCAGACATGGTGCGGTTGTTGCCCGAAAGCACTACACCGTCCTTGCTCACGATGACAGGCGACTGCAAGGCGCGGCTGTCGTAATTGTTGGCAATGTCCCTCACAATCCGCTGTGCGTCCGTGTCGCGCTTGTAGTCGCGGTCGTTCACGCTCTCACCGTTCTCGTCAATGGGGAAACCCTCGGTCGGCTCAAAGGCGTTGTTCACATCGTGGCTTGCTGACGCAGCTCCTGCCTCTGTGAGGACGTAATGCCCACGAATTGTAGAACCGTCCGCAAGGGTGATAGCATTAGGATTACCCTCAACCTTCGTTGATCCGTCCCACTTTGCCTTAATCTTCGGGTTCACGGCATGAGTACCGATTGCCTCTTGCTCGGCCGCTTTCTCTGCAGCAATGCGTTTCTGTTCTGCAAGCTGAGCCACCGCATCATCATGAAGTTGCTTGTCACGCTCACGCTGCTCTGCCTCCTGCTTTTCACGCAAAGCACGCTTGCGCTCGTTCATGAGAACATAAATGCGAGACCATGCGCTCAGAGTCTCCTCTGCTTCAGCCACTTGTGCGTTGTACTGCTCCATGGCTGCATTGTAGTTGGCATCGGCTTCCTGCTGTGCCTTTACCATTGCCATTGGCGAACCTTTAAGTGCAGGGGCTTTCTTGGTTGGCTGTTTCTTCTTCAGAGCATCAAGGGCTTTCTGTGCTTGCTCCACTTGCGCATTGACAATGGCTGTGGTATTCGCCTCATTTCCACCCGTAATCTCGTTGAGCGCATCAAGAGCTGTCTCCTTATCGGCTTTCTCAAACATAGGTTCCTGTGTCTCCTCGTTGATGGGAACACGCTCCAATGCTGTAGGCTGACGATTTGCCTCATCTTCCTTGCGCTGCTGCTTCTGCTCCAACATCTGTTGATTGTGCTGTTGCAACTGCTCAATCTGCTCTTGCGGAAGAGATACACCGTTTTTGCCTTGTGTTGCTTCATCGAAAGCACCTCGGGCATACTGATGCAACTGCTCGTCAGTCATGGGCTGTTGTACATTCTCGCCCTCATTCTGTACATTTTCGGGCGTTTCGGGTACGCTTTCCTCCAAATTTGGTACACTTTCCCCATTCTCTGTACCACCAAGTATGGCTTCATGCTCGGCTTGAATGTTTGCGTATGCCTCATCGAGTTCTGTCTGAGGGTCGATGGCCTCACCAAGAGAGAACAGCTGGTCCGGGCTGGCAAACTTATACTCGCCAGTCTCTGCATCACATATAACAATACTCTGATCCGAATTGCGCACGTCAATGCCCGAACCATCGGGGAGAGGAACAATATTGCCCTTTACGATATAGACAGGCTTGTCGTCCACTTTCATGGTGGCTGGCTGCACAATGCCGTTGTCCTTGTGGGTGTGTCGCTCCACATTGGCGGCAACCTCCCTGCGCTTGTTTTCCAAGGCATCGTTCGATGCGTCCTGCACACCGTCCATTGCAGCCTTGGCATTGATGTAGTAGAGCACAGCGTCCCTCTGGTCGTCTGTCAGTTCTGGGTCGTTGGCCAATGCCCACGGATTATCTTCCATTTCTGCCATGCGCATTTCTGCGTCCGTGCCAAATGCGTCCTCACATTCCTTGTATGCCTCCTGCATACGAATGATGATGGCATCAACATCAGCTTTCGCGTCCGCATCGCCTTGCTCCACCTTTTTCCACAACAGACGTGATTGGTCGTAAATGGCTGACGCTCCTGCCTCGTCATCGGACATAGGCTGCTCGTTCTCGGCTTTCTGTTCGGGAAACAGACGCTCGATGTAGTCCTGCACCGCTGCCTTTTCGGGTTCAGTACGCTTGCTCGGCTCTTTCTTGATAGCCTCGTCCACATCTACGCCAGTCTCCTCCTTGATGGCTGCACGGATTGCCTCTGGGCGTTCCGTGTCTGCCATGCCCTTGTTTTCTTCCATGAACTTGTCAATGGCATCGACCATCTGCCCATAGTTGGCGATTGCGTCCTTGTCTCCCTGCTTTGCAGCTTGGTAGTTGCGCTTGACGGTTTCGGGGTCTGCACCGGGCGCAACTGCTTCAACGGCTGCTTCAAATACCTTATTGTCGGCTTTCGCCTCGGTGTAACGCTCACCGACATCTACTGAGTTGAGTTCGGCTTGGCGCATGATTTTGTCCTGCTCCTTCTTGGCTAAAGTCTCGTCTGCAAAGCGTCTGCTCGTCACTACCTCACCATTGGCAGTGACGGACTTAACGAAGATATTGCCGTTCTCGTCCTGCTCCGTGGTGTACCCGGTAACACTGCCCATAGGCAACTGACGACCAGTGAGGATATAATAAGCCTTGGCTCTCGTACTTTGGCTCACATTCGGGTCTTGCATGAGGCGTTCCATAGCCTCATAGCCATCAAACTCGGGATGCTGCTTGAGCCACTGCTTGCCCAAATCCTCAACCTCGGCTTCGGGAATGTCAAGATACATTACCTTTTCGTCCTTAGTTGTCGGCTTTGACTTGGGCTTGGGCTGCTGTTTTGGTGTGCGAGTGAAGAGAGTAGCAAGGTCACCATAACCATACTTCTGCAACTCCTCACGCTCCTCCTTGGTGAAAGCCATGTCGCGCGGACTTGCGTCCACCTGCTTGCGCAACCTCTCAACGAAACTCATGCGGTTGTGGTTGCGCTCCTGCATGGTCTGTGGGTTCTCAATAGGTCGCAGTCCTGCAATGACACGAGGGGCGGACTTTATCATGTGCTGCCCCTTGAAACCTATCATCATCGCCATGTTGTCCGTCCACACGTCCATCGCATCGCCATCACCGCTAATCCATTCTGGTATGGAGAATATCGTACCTTCGGCAACAGTGGAGGTCGCGAGTTCTCCTGCACGGATACCTACCTTTCCTGCCGTGTTCGAGGTAGCCTTGACCCACTTATCCGCTACATTACCCAACAATGGCGATACCGTGCCTGTAACTGAACCGAGCAAAGTGCCATGCAGGGACGATTTCAGTACATCACCTGCCGAATATCCCTCGTTCTCGCCTGTCTGTGGGTTGATGTGTCCGCCATGCAGCCACTGGCTTTCGCCCTCCTTGATGCCCTCGTATGTGCCAAGGTTGCCAGCACCACCTGCCATGCCAGCCACGACACGTCCAGTCAGCGTATTGCCAAACAATCGTGCGCCTACATTGGTGGCTGTTTTTTTCGCCACAATGCGACCGCCTATATTGAGTGCAGTCTTACCTGTAAACGAGCCGACACCGCCAGATATATAAGTAGTGGGGTCAAACAACATACCCGTCACCGTACCGCCAATCTGTGCCCAACGATGGTTCTTGCCGTAGTCGCTCATCGCTTGCTCGTATGCGGCCATATCGCCTGTCGTTCCTGCCTCGATCCGTGCCAATCCCTTGGTGATAGTGCGTAATAGGTTCATGTCGGCTGCGGTCTTGGCGAAGAACTCCAAGGTGCTCTTTGGCGTGTTCTTTGCCACGGCATACTTGTACACGGCATTGTCAGATAACTGACGAGCCATAGCAGATGCCGACTTCTGCAACTGCTGTTCGGTTGCGGTGGGGTATTGCTTTTTCAGCTGCGCATAGCATGATGCCGTCATCTGCTTGCCTACACGTCCCCACGCATTGTCCATCATCTTCTGCAGGTCAAAGCGCGTAAGGCGCGACACCTCATTCTTGTGTGAGTTGGTGGCTGCATCGACAATGTGCATCTCACGCCCTCCATGAAGCCACGGATTGCCGCTGTACACGTCCTCCGCATTTTTGTTGCGGTCGGCTGCATACTTAGCCTCTGCCTCTTTCCACAAGGCTGCAACGGCTGCACTGGCTGGCTTCTGAGCGTCGTTCACCTGCTGGTCGTTCATATTGAGGCCAAGAGGCTCACTTGCAGCCTTGCGATAACGGAAGCTTTCTGCATCAGCCAACGCCTTGCTGCTGTATCTGTTGCCAGTCGGTGTGAGATAGGTCTGCTCAAGTTTCTTCGTGCGTGGATTATACTTGTAGCCACCTTTCTTAGTCTGACCGAAGCCAAGTCCAAAGCCGTACTGCTGCATGTTCTTCATGCGTTCGTTATTGTCAGCTATCATGGCTTGCGTCTGCTGCTGCATCTGCTGCACTTGGTCAATCATCGCCTGACGTTGTGCAGGGGTAAGCGGTTGGTCTTTCTTCGGCTGTTGCTTGGCAGGTGCCGAACTTGCCGCAGGTGTTACTGCTGGCTTCTGCTGTCCAGAAGATGGGGTTTCCTTCTTGGGTGCCGGTGCCGCCTTTGGTGCATACATACTCTCGAAGTCGTCCATGCTGCCCATGTTAAGCCCCATGCCCTTGGCCTTCTCGTAATACCACTTGCGGTCTTCACCGTTGGCAAGCGAAGACTTGAACTCTGCTTCACTGCCAATATTGTAGCCCTTGGATTTCAGTTTGCCGTAGAGCCACTTGATGTCGTCATTATCGTTTACTTGTGCCATTATCTTCTTCTGCTTGGTGGTGTATTATCGTTATTGCCTCCGCGTCTTCTGCTTGGAGGCGTGTTGTCTGGAACTACGCGCTTGGCATAACCACTTTTCTTCTTGTAGGTCGTAGTGGACTTGCCATTGGTCTCGCTGTCAGTTGTGCTTGTAGAGGTGACATCGGTCTCCTCGAATGTGCCGTGCTGTTTGGCAAAAGCCTCCGCAGCTGCTGCCGTTCTGAACTTGTGTTCGCGTCCATTCTCGTCCCATGCACTGAACTCGTCGTTGTTGGAGCGGTCGTGCGCTCTCGCCGAAGCATAATGGTCTGTAGCCGCTGCCCGGCTTGATGCAGCCGACGCTCTCTGTGCCTCACCTCGTGCCTTTTCGGTATCAACCTTTGCCTTGTAGAGGTCAGGAGCATTGTCCGCTTCTGCCTTGGCGGTAACAGCCTCCTGTTCGGCTTTAGTAGCCTTACCAGCTTGCTCACGCTGCTTGTCGGGCTGCAATGCCGCAAGCCATCCGTGCTCTTCTTGCTCACGCTGTGCTTTCTCCCTCGCCAGTTTAGAACGTTCCTGCTGCGCTTCCATTTCTCGCAAGGTCTTGGCACGCTCATTCTGTGCGTCACCGATTTTGAGTGAATACTGGAGGTATTTGTCCGCGTTGGCTTGTCGTTCCGCTTTCAGCTTCTCCAGTTTCTCCTGCAATGGCGTAAGCTGGCTCGCCTCCTTGTGGTCATACATGTTAGGAGCACCGCGAGTAGTGAAGAAAAGGTTGCTCAACGCTTGCAGACCGTCGCTGACAGCTGAAACAATCTTCGCTGACTTCTCCCTGCGTTCTCTCTTCTTGCGTTCCTCCTCAGTTTCCGGCTTCACGCGGTTAGCGGCTTCCTGCAAGGCTGCTATCTGTTGGTCGTAGCCCATCGTGTCGTTGTGTGGCGACACACCGGCTGGCTTGTCGGCAGGTGGTGCCACATCTGTCTTTGGTGGTTCCTTCGACTCCGACGGCTCCGGCGCATTGCCTCCGCTGTTCTGTTCAGTCCATGCCTCCGTCCCTTTCGGTGCCGGTTCTGGCTGTACAGGCTGCTCGGCCCAGTCAAGCGAACCTTTAGGTGGGGTATATCCACCATCATTGCCCTGCTCGTACTGTTCCTGCTGTTCTTCTGTCCAATTACTCATGTCGAATGTTTTTAGAAGGCTCCTGCAATCCCTGCACCTGCTTTGGCTACGCCCTGCACGGCTTGACTGATGGCTTGTGCCTTGTTAATCTCCAAATTGTTCAACGCTTCGTTGATCTGCGAGTCGCGCTGCTGATAGGTCTGCTCAATCTGGTCTTTGCGGTTCTCTGCATTGACAGCTATCTGCGACGTTGCATCGGCCAATGCTTGTGCGTTCGCGGCTTTGGCTGCTGCTGTACTCTCGTCAGTACCGCCCATTACGGCTTGGGCACCTGCCGCCTGTCGGTTGCGGTTCCTGATGCTCTCCTCTGTCTGGGTAAGTATGCGCTGAGCGTCCGCCCTCTGCGTTGCGTCTTCGTTATAACGACGGTCATACCAGTTCTGGTTGGCCTGTTTCTGCGCTTGGAGGTTCTTCTTCACTCGTCTCATCGCCTTGCTTGCGCTGATGCCGCCAAAGATGCTGCCGGCTGCTCCGAGTGCGCCTCCTGCTATGCTACCAATTAGTCCCATATCGTTTTATGTTTCAAAAGTTATAATTCGTGCGCTAAATTAGTAATGTATCTTTGCCCGGTACTTTTAACTTTTGCGCCAACGGCGCAACACAAAACATAATCAATATGAAGGGAATGAAGACCGGTGGCCGGAAAAAGGGCACACCAAACAAGGAGAACCCGATAAAAGGGTTCATCAAAACACATTCCTTGGCATACTTCGAACCCAAGGAAATAGTTGGCGACGACGGTAAGAAGCGCACAATGTCAGACTTCGATTGCGACATGATGATGCTTGCGCCTGACGATCGCGTAAACGCCGAGCTTCGCTTGCTGGAGTTCCATACGCCAAAGATGAAGGCTATCGACGTTGACATGAACGCACACGTCAGCGTACGCACAATCGAAGACAAGCTGCGCGTCCTTTGTGGCGAGGAAGAAGATGATGACGACGACGAGGACGATTAAGCCAGTCTCTATTTCATCTACTTTTAGACCGACTCATTTTGTTTACTCATAGTTTTTTTAGGCTTCGACCTGTCCGTGAGGATGGGTCGTTTTTTATTCCCAAACTCTTCAACAAAAACCCCTATGGGGTTATTTCAGAAACCCCTAAGGGGTTATTAAAAACGCAAAACAAAAACCCCTATGGGGTTATTTATAAAACCCCTTACCCGTTTTTTTAACTGCATGAAAATCAACCGTAAATAAACCCCTCAACAACTACATAAATTTCCACGTAA